GCTCGGTGTCTTCTCGTTGCGCGGCATAGCGCGTGAGCTTAACGCTCGGCATGTTCCGACATACCAAGCGCATCTAATCGACATGGAGGTCTCGACACGCGATCCGGCAAAGCCGCGCCCGTTGTGGTCAGCCGAGACCGTTAAACGCGCGATTGCGAACGCGCAAAAGCCGATACCAAAAATCAACATCAAAGCGAAATAGGAGGAAATTATGAATCTCTCAGAACACGTTAGCCGCATGCAAAAATCAATAGAAAAGCGCCGCAAGATTTACGAGATATGCAATGCGCGATTTTCCGTAAATCCGTTTATCTTTTTGTGGCGCACCCGCTACCGGGCAATTTATTTGTTTTCGATGATGGGTCTCTGGTTGCAAGAGCATCCGCGCTCTCTGGCTTACGGCGCTACAATCAAAAAATGGCGCGACACGCATAAAACGGTCGGCGGTGTCGTTACTCGGAACATCATTGCAGCGGGCGCACAACGCGAATATTTTACGCGCGCCGAGATTGAGGTTGCTGTCGGCGTTGGCGCAAAATCAACCGCTGTTAAGGCAGTAATACGAACGGGCGTTGAGTTTGGCTTGTTAAAGAAATCAGACGGCGACCGATATTCGTTGACGACGCTATGCAAAGAAGAGTCGTTTGATCGCGTCATTTTTAAGTTATTAACGCCCGTCATCATCGAGTTTTGCGAATATGTAGTGATGTGGAATCAAATGCAAAAAACGGCGGAGCATGTAGGCGAGTTGGAGCAATCCGGTGCCATTGGCGCAGGAAATTATCGATCTTTGTCCGAGGAAATGTTTCACGGCACATATGACGACGACGTGTTTGGCGATGCCGGTCGCCCAACGACCGATACCAGTCGCTCAGCGACCGATGCCAGTTGTTGAACGACCGATATCGGGCGAACAAAGACCGAGACAGAGCGGAATACCGTGTTAAATATGGAACAAGGGCAGAGCGAATGGAAGACGCTATGAGAACGCCACGGGGATTAGATCGAATAAAAGCCGCCGCGTACATCGGCGCAAGTCCGTCGAGCTTCGACAAGCTCGTCGCACAAGGCAGTTTGCCCCAGCCGAAACGGGTCAGCTTGAAAAGATACGTGTGGGATCGACGCGAACTTGACCGCGCGTTTGATAAGCTGCCAACACGCAAGACTGGGGGGGATTGGTAATGCCGCGCAAACCAAAACGCCCACGCTTACCAAATCTACTGCACCTCCGACCGGTATTAGCTAAAGGCAAATGGTACATCTACGTGCAGCATCACGGGCGAGGCAAGGCGTACCGCATCACCGCAGATTATGTGACCGAGACCAATGCCTTCATCGAGCAGTATAAAGACGCTGTAGCACAGTTGGAGCGCATGCCGGTCGTATCAGTCGCGTCGGATTTGGACACGTTGAGCGGGCTTTACGCCGTGTTTAAAAAGTCAGCCAAATTTGCGAGCTACAAAGAAGGCACTGTCAAAAGCAAGACCGGTCGACTTGACCGACTCATGGTCGAGCATGGCTGGAAACGATACGCGCAACTTAATAACAACACCATGCAAGACATACACGATGGATGGGCGCAGACAAACGGCACAGAGCAAGCCAAGAAATTCTTGAGTGACTTGTCTCCGCTTTTTGATCTCGCGATCCAGCGCGGATATGTCTCAAAAAACTGGGTCAATCCATGCCTCAACATCACGCGGCAGAAAGCTAAAAATGCACAAGGCTTTCGCGTCTGGGAGCCGCAACACCTCCAACAATTTGAAGAACACCACGCTATCGGTACAATGCCACGCCTTGCATATGAGTTAATGTTCTGGACTGGGGCAGCGGCGGTCGATGCTTATCAAATTGGACCGCAACACATTCGCCGGGACACCAGCGGAGCGACGCGAGTATATTTTGACCGGCAAAAAACCGGCGCACCAATTAACGTGCCATTCCACCCCAATCTACAGCACGCAATTGAGCAAACCGAGACCGGCGATATGGTGTACCTACTCACAACACGGGGCACACGATTTGGATCAGCCAAAAGCTTCTCGCAGTGGTTTACGGACATGGTTAAGCAAGCGGGTCTACCGCATGGGCGACCGCCGGTCGGATTATCTGCCCACGGTCTACGCAAAGCTGGTGCGACTGCGATGGCGGAAGACGGTGCCAGCGATCACGAATTGATGGCGTTCTATGGGTGGAAAAAAGCCGAGACCTCACGCATCTATACGTCAAAAGCTAGCAACGCTGTGATGGCAACTAATGCATCCGCGAGGTTGCGGAAGTGAACGAAATAAGTACAATTTTTGCAAACTTTATGTTAGAGCTTTGCAAACAAACCGCAGAAACGAGAGTATTCAACGGTTTTGGGGATAGAATGGTGCCCTCGGCAGAGGTGCCAATAACGACGCAAGCTATTGATTTCGTTAATAAGTCAAAAATAGTTTGCAAGCAAGTAATACCCCTCAATACCCATGAATACTCCCGTATTTGCAAACCAAACGGGAGAAGACCGATATGTTAAAGACCATATTCGAGGGCGTCGTGTTCGCCTTCGCCTTATCCACAATATGCGCCGTGTTTATAATTTTGGATGGGGTGATCAAATGAAGCTGTCGAGAACCGGATACGAAACCGGCGGAAGCGACACGCCGATCATCACACCCATTGATGGCGTGTATTTGTGCCCGTTTGGTTTAACGCCAAACGACATGCTCCAGCGTCATCGAGAGGCCCGTGGTGGCACATCGACAGATAGCGCGACGCCTATAATGAAGCGCGGCAACTACTTCCAAGCGGGTGCGCTGGAATGGTTCAATGACGACTACAATGCGAAGGTCGTTGAGCCGACTAAAGGCTACCGGAATGAATATTGTAACCTCGTCGCATCGCTTGACGGCGTCTTTATAGAAGACTGGCAGCACGGCAATCACACGATCCCGGCGGGCAGTGTGTGGGAGTGCAAGCTCCCCCGCTTCCCAGCGCAGCGCGTGGACGGCATCGAGAGGGTCTTGCAAGTTCAATCACAGATCGATTGCGCGAATGTCGAGTGGGGTGTCATAGCAGAGTTGGCGCAATCAGATTGCATCTGGCGTGTTGAAGTTATCCCGCGCCACCAGCCGACCATTGACGCGATCCGCGAAGCGGTGGACGTGTTCTGGGCACATATGGAGGATGGGACAGATTACGGGCCGCAGACCTCTAGCGAGGCAAGCCGCATGCTGCTTGGCAACCGCATGCCCGACCGTCTTGATCTGACCGACACGCCGTCGACCGACATCATGTGCGAGGCTCGGCAGAATCTTATCGACGCCAGCGAGACGTATCTCTCCGCGCGCTCAACTAAAGCAAATTGTGAGCGGATGATGGAGGACTGCGCGATGACCATGAAGACGGTCATGGCTGACGTGGAGCGGGTCAAATTACCCGGAGACATCCAGATCAACCACACATCAAACGACAGTGACCGGCGTCGGTTCTCGGTGATGGAGGGCAAGCGATGAGCGATTTCCGAAAATGGTGCGACGACATGGAACGTCGCTATGACGTGATGCCCCGCTGGTACTGGGATGAAGCGAAGCTGACCGAAAATAATTTCCACACTGATCTCGTCGCTGCGCTGTCGGAGATCACCAATCCGCCAATGACACAAGTCAACCCGCATTTCCGGTCAAAATTTTCATCGCTCATCGACTGCGTGAATACGATAAGACCAATACTTGCCAAGCATCATATCGCCGCCACGCAGATGGTACGCCACGGCGAGGCCGGTGACCGTGTCGTCACGCGACTGGTGCATGCATCCGGCGAGTTTGTGGAGGATGGCGGCATCCCCCTCGCGAACACCTCGGACCCACAAAAAATGGGCTCGGCAATGACCTATGCACGTCGCTATGGATTGCTCGCAATCTGCGGTGCAGTCGGTGACCCCGATGACGACGGCAATAAAGCGAGCGAGCCGGAGCCGGTGCTAGCTGCACCACCGCCGCCAGCGCCATCAGTCCCAGCGGAGACGTATAAGCTCAACTATTTAAATGCGCGCACACTCTCGTTCGATGACAGCACGGCATGGGTCGACGCTTACACGACCGAGATGCGGTCGACGATTAATGATAAAAAACTCACGCCCGACGAGAAGATGAGCTTGATGCATGAGTTTGAAGAAAAGAATGCGCCGGGTCTTGAGATGATCCCGGACGGCGCGCGAGCTGACCTTGAAAGCAAGCGGCTATCAGCAAATAAAAAACTAGGGGCATCGAAATGAGCGAGCGCTTCGGAATAACAAAACGGCAGCGCGAAGCATTCGATTGGTTGAGTGCGTACATTGATGCGAATGGTTATAGCCCGTCGTTCCGTGAGATAATGGACGGCCTTGGCATGAAGTCGGTCAGCCAAGTCTCTGCAATCGTCAAAGTGCTGGAACAGCGCAACTACGTGAAACGTCTCTACGGTCTACGCAGATCGATTACGATATGCGATTGACTGCGTCTATCCATGATTGCCGTTCGTGGGCGGGGCTAAACAGCTCCGCCCTTAATCGTTTGGTCACAGTCCTCACCGATTTGATCGGTAAAAAATAAACCATACGCAAATCGTTTGCGGTCAGCGCAACGATGTCTGCCGACTGTGATGAGAGCGCTTTCTTTTTGCCCGCGCCGGTTGAGGTCATAAAATAATAATGGTTTTTGCGCCCGCGTTGCTCGGGTCGCACGGTGGACTTAACCTCCACACGAAACCAACGGCGATCATAATACGCGATGATATCGCAACCGTCTGTGCGGACAATTGACGCGAGGCCACCAACTCGCTCAATGGCAGCGGCGCAGATCAGATCACCAACCCGGCCAGTCCTCGTCGACATTAGTCGTCTGCTTTTGCAGCTCGGATTTGATCGCGCAAAACGCCATAGTCAATTATCATTCGCGCGAGCGCACTGCATCCCGGTGTCACAATATCCCTCGGGCATGGTGGTGCTAACGTATCGACCTCATCGGCGGCAGCGTGCTGCACCGCTGTACCATAGTCGCGCAGCTTGGGCACGACGATCACCGGCTCGGCTTTCTGTGCCGTTTTATAATCGTAATAAGCACCCGTACTTGAAGCGGTCGCCGTCACCAAATTAGAAATGATCCCGACGGAGCATCCGGGCAGTGTGAGGCAAATCGCGATCACTATCCACCTCACCCATGCGACGCCGCGCATCCGCTTCCGCCTCGAAGGACTTTGCTCGCGACGCCTTGCGGACAATCCGCGCCAAGCCGAAGGCGCACCCGGCGAGTATCGCGATGCCAAATATGATGGTGATGACAATCGTCGAGGTCTCCATTACGCCTCAGCTTTCTCATGCAGAAAGAACCCAGCGACCCCAGCTAGTGCGGCAAGCGCGGTGCTGATGTTCTGCATGAGTCCGGGATCAATGTTGACCCCCGTGAGAGCTAACACGCTCGCGAGGGCAGCGTAACTTGAGGGCTCGCGCAGTCTCTTTATGATCTGTGACATTACAACTCCTTACGTTTTTAATACGACCAAATGTTTGGTCTGGGTGATTCAGATATTAAATCTGCGTGAAGAAATCTCGACGAGTGTCGACCTTTCTGGTTCACGCCGATGCCTTTAACGCGCTCGTCTGCCGCCAGCAATCGGAGCAAGTCATATGCGTCTCGCCCCGTGCATCCGATGTCGACAGCCGCCCCGGAATTGTGTGATCCGGGTTTCTTTTTGCGGGCTTCGATAGGATGCTTTTCACAGCGGTAGCCCGAGGTTATTTTCATCGGCTTGCCAAATGCAGTTCGGACAGACTGCAACACCTCAAGCAACTCCACGTCGCAAACAAACGCCTCGCATCCGCAGCGGCATCGAAATTCGCTCTCCGAAAAATTGGGGTAGCGTTGCCAGTCAATCATCATGCTCAACCTTTTCAACTGGTGGCACACTTGGATGCCGACCATTATGCATGTGCTGTAACGTGTTCACGTCGCGCCGCAACGTCTCGCAGTGGGACTCCATTGTCGCGAGGCGTTCGTGCAATACTTGACGCCGCTCTGGTGACAGCATGGTGGACAGCACCGACACACGTTGCTCGGTCGTTGATTGATGCACCTCGCTTTTGTCAAAGCGCGTGTCTAACTTTCGCAGTCGCGTCTCGATGTCTCTCATCTGTTCAATTACCGCCGCAAGTTTTTGCCGGACAATTGCCGCCGCGCTCACAATTGAGACGAGCATGCCTAGCAGTGTGACAACGAGGGACGGGTCGATTGAGTTCATATTTAATCGTCAAGCTCCGGCCAGTCGTACAAAATGCCGGACTTGTTGCCGTCCACGTCCCAAGACAAAAACAAAGCCGCAACGGCGTCGGTATTAACGGCGTTGGCGATGGCTGTCTCCATCTCGGTAGCCTTACTGCGTAAGGCATCGCGCCAGCTTTGGATGGCCGCTGGAATTGCCGTGCCGTTATCGGCCTTGCGAACGATGGCCCAGTCGGTCAACGCGAGCAGCGATGCTTGCTGACTTTTTACCTCGGCAATTAAATTGCTTCGGACGCCCGGCACTTTTGACATGCCTTCTCCGACATCATCAAGCGCGCGCGGCTTTGATACAACGCTGCCGTCGTCAGCATGATGAGAATTGTAAAGCCGTTGATCGGGGAACGGCTGTAGGACAACCGTGGTGATGCCCGCCGCCTTCTTCTCTTCGGCGCTCCACCGTGCCCACGACTTAGGGTGCTGGGTGCCGTCCGCTGCGACCCAACTGCGCCCCGCGTAGATTTGCCGGGCACCGTCGTCAACTCTAAAAATCTCCATCTTTTATCTCCCGTAAATTGGCGGCAGACTTTCGCCACCGCCAGAAAGCTCACCAAAACTAATCCAGTAGAATGTTTCGCCAGATGTATTTTGGTCCGCGTAGGCATCTCGAATTTTTACCGCCGACGCGAGCATATCGATTTTCAAACTGCCAGTGCCTTCGGCCTGCGGACTGTTAAAGCGAGCATAATTTCCGTTTTCGTTGTAGCCGGGCGATTTGGAATTGTTGTTCCAAAATGATCGCGCACCGCCGCTACGTCTTGCAAAAAATCCAGAGCTGTGTGGCATTGAAATATGGGGTCCGTCGACCACGCCATTGCCAACATATTTTCCCATGCTCGCAATGCCTCCATCGGCAAAAACAAGATACGAATATGTTGCTGTTGCTGCACCGCTACCGATTTCAAAACTGTTTGCGCCGATAGTGGTGATTTGCGTACTGGACGTGAGTGCTTCATCTTTGAAAAATTCGAGCAAAGACCCCGCCGCAAAATCGGGATGATGAAGCCAAACGGACTTTGATGAACCACGCTCAAAAAGCAGAACGCAATATCGCGATGCGCCCAAATTATGCGTGACCGTTGTCGCAGCCCCATTTGAATGAGACGCGCTACCGGCAGCGGTCAGATAACTCGCGCCTATTCGGATCGAATGTCCTGCCCAATTATCACTGCCGCTAAGTGTGCTTGTAGATTGATACGTTGAGAGATCGTCTTCTGTGCCATCTCCGATAAATTCGTTACTGCTGTCGTCACCGAATCGGTATATCCATGCCTCAATGCTTGATCGATTTTTTAGAATATCAACATAAGCGCTACCCCAGTCGCTACGCGCTGTAGCCACGGCGCTCACGATGTTGGATTCTGTTGCCAACGTCGTTATGAATCCGTCGACGCCTTGCGCTGCTGGTGTTGGAAGATTGCCCGACGAGATCGCTGAAAATCCAGTTGGAGGTGTATGTTCAAAATTTGAACTGTGATTACGCATGGTTACATCAGCAGTTCTTGCATTTGATGCGTCCCAAACGATTAGAGTTACAGTGTTGGATGCCGCAAGGGTAAACGCCTCGTTGCTACCTGCTGCTGGATCACCAGCATTAAAAAATGTTCCTTCATTTCCAAACCAAAGTTTTCTAGTTGCAGAATCATATGCCCATTGAACAGTTTCGCCACTTGCCGTGGCACTACCATATGATGTACCGCTAATATCACCGTTGATTTTATTGCCATCACTTAATTGTAATAAATAATAATCGCTATGGCGGTTTGGATAATCCGCCGCTGACGCAGGGTTTACAAGATTGACGCTTTTATCTGATACATCCAAAAGCAGTCCTATGCCTGTGGTATCTTGCGCTGTCGCATTGAGTAAAAACTCACCGTACCATTTGCCTGTGTCTGGTAGATTAATT